TAGCCCGCCACGGATGCGCAGCAGCGAGGCCGATGCCCGCACGCCACCCGTGCGACCCGGCGCCGAGGCCTGCCTGGCACTGCCCAGCCGCATTGGCGATCGCCTGCACTACCGCGACGGCCTGATCACTGACATGGCCGGCCAGGTGCTGCAGCCGGCCACGCGCGGCGAGCACACCTACCGCTCCACGCGCAACGGCGCCAGCCGAGCGCGGCCGGCGTATTCGCGCGATTGACTTTGTCCCCCCCCCTTCACTCCCTGATGATCACCATGCCCATGACCGAATACACCGAGGCCGGCACTGCGCTGGCCGAAGAGCCCAGCGTGCAGCCGTCTGCACCATTGCCCGCGCTCGCCATCCATGACGGCGAGATCTCCGAAATCGCGGCGCTGCCGCTGGTTGACATCGTGGCCAGCCCATTCAACCCGCGGCGCACCTACAACCAGGCTGCCATGGACGAGTTGGTGGAGTCGGTGCGCGCCGCCGGCGTGATGCAGCCCATCCTGGTGCGGCCGAACGACCCAGACGGCGGTGCACCCGGCGCCAGCGCAACGCTCACCGGTCACGCCTGGCAGGTGGTGTATGGCCACCGGCGTTTTCTCGCTGCACAGGCGGCAGGGCTGACCCACATCCCGGCGATGATTCGCCCGCTGAACGACGAAGAGGCTGCACGCTGCCAGGCCGTGGAGAACCTGCAGCGCGAGGATCTGACCGCACTGGATGAAGCGCAGGGCTACGCGGCCTACATCGAAGCGCACCGCATCACCCGCGACGAGCTGGCAGCACGCATCGGCAAGAGCCGCACACACGTGTACAAGCGCCTCGCACTGGCTCACCTGGTGCCTGAAGCGGCGCAGGCCCTGCAGGACGGCAAGATGCAGGCCGAGGTGGCCACGCTGATCGCGCGCGTGCCGCCGAAGCTGCAGGCCAAGGCACTGGCCACCCTGGAGGGCCGCGACCCGGACCGCGACTACAAGTGGACATACCGGCGCTTTCGCGCCGAGCTGCTCGACAAGTTCTCCCTGGACCTTAAGGGCGCCATCTTCGACACCCAGGACGCCGTGCTGGTTGAGCTGGCCGGCGCCTGCACTGCTTGCCCCAAGCGCTCTGGCATGACACCGGAGATCTTCGGCGACATCATCGAGGGCGACGACAGCATGTACCAGGTTCGGTCCAAGGGGAGTGCAGACATCTGCACCGACCCGGACTGCTTTGCCACGAAGAAAAAGGCGCACCTGGTGTTGGAGGCCGCGAAGCTGACTGCCAAGGGTGCAACCGTGGTGACCGGCACAGCGGCCAAGAACGCCACCGACGCCAGCGGCAACGTGAAGGGCTCCTACATCGCGCTGAGCGAGGTGCGCGCAGAGCTCAAGAAGATCGCCGACGACAAGAAACCGGTGATCGTCACCATCCAGGATCCGCGCGACGGCAAGACCTACAAGGCGGTCAAGCGCGCCGACCTGGCCGATAGCGGCGTCAAGGTGGAGAAGCATGCCAAGGTCGAGGACAAGTGGCGCGCCGACGCGGCCAAGGCAAGTGCAAAGCGCACGGAGAACGAGGGCAAGGCCAAAGTGCTGACCGTGCAATACCGCGCGCTGCTCGACCAGGTGCGCGCCGCGGCAGCCGCCACCACTCGAACCGCCTTCGACCTGCAGCTGGTTGCTCGCGCGGCCTGGGAGGGCGTGGAATACAACGACCGCGAGTTGATGGCCGAGCTCTACGACTTCAAGAGCAGCAAGCAGCTGGAGAAAACTTTCGGTCAGATGGACATGGATGCCCTGGCCCGCTTTTGCATGGACTGCGCGCTGGTGAGCAAGGTGCGGGTGCACGCCTACTCCATTGATTCCAAGCCGGAGAGCCTGCTACAGGCAGCAAAGCACTACGGCATTGATGCGCGCAGCACGCTGCAGCTCAAGCCACTGTCAGACGCGGTTGCCGGCGATTCCACCGAGCAGTAAACGGGCACGCCGCGCGCCCTCCTGCGCGGCATCAATGGAGATTCTTTTCATGAACGCAATTGCATCCCCTGCCCTGCAGGTCCCGGACAGCATCGGGTCGCCCTTCGAGGGTGGCTTCTACGGAGGTCAGCTCCGGATCGGCACGGACATCTTCGCCATCGTGTGGGCCCCCAAGGCGCTGGGCGAAACCAAGGCCGCGTGGCTGACGACGTATGACCAGGTACCCGGCGCCGCCAGTTGCAACGACAGCGAGGCCAACACCCAGGCCATGGCGGCCGCCGGCAGCCCGCTGGCTGCCTGGGCACTGGCGCTCGACATTAACGGCGTCAAGGGCTGGTGCGTGCCCGCGCGCGACGTGCTGGAGCTGGCCTATCGCCATTTCAAGCCCACAGATCAGGAAAACGCTTGCTCGTTCCGCGATGGCGACAACGCCAGCAGCATTCCCGTGGGCTACCCCTACACCGAGGACAGCCCGGTACAGACGTCTGTATCCCTCTTCCGCGAGGGTGGTGCCGAGGCATTCGAAGAGGCTTGGTACTGGACCAGCACGCAGTTCTCGGTCAGCGACGCCTTCGGTCAGAACTTCGACTACGGCGACCAGGACGACTACGACAAGGGGTACGAGGGCCGGTGCCGAGCCGTCCGCATGATTCAACTGAGTCCTTCAGACCTTCAGTCCTTCAATCCTGCGCCCACCACCACCACCGAAGCCAGCGCGACCACAGCGCCTGCTTTCAGGGCCCCGGCAATCGGCGCGCGGTGGCCTGGCCAGGATGGCGTGTATGCGGGTGTTTCACGCGGGGAGGAAGGCCAGCCCGACGCACACATTGTGCTGCTCGATGCCAAGCCCGCCACGGACCTGAAGTGGGCGGCTGGTGTGAAGTGGGCGGAGGACCTCGGCGAGGGTGCCAGGCTGCCCACACGCTTCGAGAGCGCGCTGTTGTATGCCAACCTGCGCGACCAGCTCGACACGGGCGCCTGGCACTGGACGGGAACGCAGTTCTCGGTCAGCCACGCCTTCACTCAGGGCTTCTACCACGGCACCCAGTACGGCTACGGCAAGAAGTACGAGGGCCGGTGCCGAGCCGTCCGCAGATTCGTCCTTTAACCCTTCAGTCCTTCTAAACCGTGGCACTCCACAACCAACTGCCGATTTACAAGCAGGGGTATGACCTGCTCACGCTGGCCGCCGACGTGCAGCAGAACATGCCGCGCAGCTTCAAGGCCAGCATGGGCAACAAGATCCACTGCGAGTGCATCGAGATCCTGGTGCTGATCGGTCGGGCCAACGCGGCGCGCGGCATGCAGCGGGCGCCACACATCGTGGCACTGGTTGAGCGAGTGGAAGTTGTCACGCTGTTGCTGCGGCTGAGCCACGACAAGCGCTTCATTTCGCCAAAGCTGTGGGCCGGCGCCGTGCAGCTGACAGACAGTATCGGCAAGCAAGCCGGCGGGTGGCTCAAGTCCGCCCGCATTTCCGCAGCGCCTGCTGCATGACGGTCAAGGCCATCATGTCCGTGCGCTCTTTGAATCTGGGCGTGCCGCTGGCCCACGAGGCCACCGCCATGCGCAACACGGATACCGCTGCCCCCGTGCAGGCCCGGTCCGGCGCAGTTGCCCCGCTGATCGGCGCAAGCCTTCGGCCTGGTGATGTAGATAGCACGCACCGACGCAGTTCTCGGTCAGCAACGCCTTCAATCAGAACTTCAACAACGGCAACCAGAACAACAACGACAAGAAGTACGAGGGCCGGTGCCGAGCCGTCCGCAGATTCAATCCCCTACGCATTCGAGGACCTGGTGCAGGCCTACCTCGACTGCCGCGCGTCCAAGCGCAACACGGCCAGCGCGCTGGCCTTTGAGGAGCGGCTGGAAGCCAACCTGGTCGACCTGCACGAGGAACTGTGCAGAGGTCAGTACCGCCCCGGCCGCTCCATTTGTTTTGTGATCACTCGACCGAAGCCACGCGAAGTGTGGGCGGCCGAGTTCCGCGATCGCATCGTCCACCACTTGCTGTACAACCACATCAGCCCGCGTTTCTACGCCAGCTTCATTGGCCACAGTTGCGCCTGCATCCCCGGCCGGGGCACCTTGTACGCGGCCCAGCGCCTGGAACATGCCGTGCGATCGGTCAGCGAGAACTGGAGCCGGCCGGCGTGGTACCTGAAGTGTGACCTGGCCAACTTCTTCGTGGCGATCGACAAGCACGTGCTGTGCAAGCAGATCGCCCACCGAGTTACCGAGCCGTGGTGGTTGGAGCTGGCCACCACCATCCTGTTTCACGACCCACGCGCCGACGTCGAGGTGCGCGGCAGCATGGCCAAGCTGGCCCTGGTGCCGGCGCACAAGAGCCTATTCAACGCGCCGGCCGACACCGGGCTGCCCATCGGCAACCTGAGCAGCCAGTTCTTCGCGAACATCTTCCTGGATGGTCTTGACCAGTTCGTCAAGCACCAGGTGCGGGCGCGGCACTACGTGCGCTATGTCGACGACTTCGTGTTGCTCCACGAATCGCCGCAATGGCTGCACCAGGCGCACCAGCGCATCGAGGCCTGGCTGCCCGAACATCTGGGCGCCAGGCTAAACCCCACCAAGCCGATCCTCCAGCCCGTGGAGCGCGGCATTGACTTCGTAGGCCACGTCATCAAACCATGGCGGCGCACCACGCGCAAGCGCACGATGGCCACGGCCGTGCGCCGCCTGGCCAGCATGCTGGATCCCGAAACCTTCGCGGCCGGTAACAGTTACCGCGGGCTGGTGCGCCAGGCCACCCACAGCCCGCCCCCTCCGAGCCGGGGCGCCAATGGGCG